ATACTGCTCCTCTTTAGGATTACGCAGGCGATTCTGACGATTGGCCTCTTGCAGGGCTAGAAACTTAGTTAACAGGGGCTTAAACTCAGTACCGCGATAGAGAGCACCTTGATTGATGAGTTCGAGGACAGTATTCACTGAGTCAATAGAGATCATTTCTAGATCTCTCTTGAGGCCCGCCGCCCTATTACGGGCATCACTCTGACTACCATTTACATCACTGGAAGCATAGGCTGTAGGAAACTTATAGTATAGATGGTGCCACTTAATAGTGCTGCCGTCCTCTAGACGCTGCAAGTCACTTGCGTGCCCTACGGTCAATTCACTACGGTCTAATAAGAACGTGTCTCGAATGCTGGCTCCTGTCACTAGAGCATTGAGCTTATCAACTACTCCCTGTAAGTAACCTGGGGCAGTTATATTCCACATACTGATGAGATTATAATTCTCATCTGGTTTAACGAGGCCCCCCGCCTTCTTAATGAATTGTCGACAGGCCATACAGTTATGCGCCTGTCGCTCGTGTGGGGGGAAGGCATCGAGGTAGGTCTGCCAGAGCACATCTCCTGGTACGTCGACAACAAATAAGGGCTGCTTATCCTTACACATATTGTCTAGCTGTTTAACGCATGCAGCCTGGATATCACGGAAATCAATTGTAGTAATCATAAAAATACGGGGTCCACCCCCGTTGTTATAGTTTCCACTTGCAACATTTAACCTAAACAAAGTTGAGTATCGCTACTCAAACCTTGAAAAAGTACGGCATCATCTCGAAAGATAACGGCTGTTGCCTGCAAAGCACGAAACATAATATTTCGTGCGCCGTGCCAATCTCGTGGCGCTTGATATCCACAATGAGGACACTTAAAGACCTTGGAACCACCCAGTTTTTCGTGAATATGCCCGCACTCGGGACAGGTTTTGGATGTATAGGACTCGTTGCAACGAATCACTAAAACACCATGCCTATCTGCTGTTTGCTGTAAGTGTTGAGCGAATCGGTAGTGACTCCATGTTAGGAGATTCCGTGCCGACTTCTTGTTGAGCTTCCGGGTGGATTTTGAGACCATTTGGCCCGTCTCAAAAGTGGGCAAAAAGATAAGCTTGTAATGCTGAACCAAAAACGACGCAGTTTTAGCGTGAAGGTCTTTGATTAAGTTTTTAATCCGACCCCGAAGCTGACTAGCGGCCCGACGCATTTTGTAACGCTGACGTTTTGATTTAGACGTGCTAATCCGAGAGCAGAGTTGGTCGAGATGCAGGCAAAGACGATGTATTGCTCCGATGTCTTTCCCGCCAACTTCTAAAACAGTTTCTCCGTCATAACCAGTTAAAAAGGTTCTTACTCCTGGGTCTAGAGCAATAACTCGATTTTCACTGGTCAACTCAATTGGTTTTAACACAGGAAAGCAGGCAAACCATTGCCGCCGAGTGTAAACCAACTGAGTGCCATAATCGCAATGAGAAGGAATTTCTTGGGGGGACGTAAAAGATAATCCTTTGGTAAGTAAAGGATACCACGTCCCCTTTTTGAAATTTCCCGCCTTGAATTTGATGACTTGCGACGTTGCTCGGCATGACTTTAAGTGAGCGGAACCCTTGTTAGCAATAGCCTGTCGATGCGCGTCACAAGCATCCGCAACGGCTTCTTGTAACTGGTGTCCGGGTAAGGTTTTAACCCATTCGGGCTTGGCTAAATCCCGAAGCTCGGCTTGCATATCATAGATATTAGGTTTGGCACCTTGGCAAAGTAAATTAATCGTTTGGTTGTAGATCCATCGATAAGCTGCCAACCATTGTTTCCAGACTTGATGCAACTCCCTAGATGGAAAGACCCTGATCTTCAAGACACTGTTGGGTTTTTCCTTCTTCGACTTGTTGCGGGGATTCTTCTTGAAGGGCTTTTTCGGTTTGCTTTTGGTATTTTCGCAATCCGTAAAGCCTAGTAGAGAAACAGTGGAGGATGGACAGAATATCTTGAACGAGTTCTTCGTGGGGAGAGAGTTTAGATTCATTGAGAACCACGAGTTTGCACTCACTCTGCTGACAAATCCACTCAATAAGTGGGAACCCAAATCGAGCGAGTCTGTCAGGGTAGGCAACGGCAAGCAAGCCGACATCTCTTTGATATATTCGCTCCAAAATAGAGAGGAACCGCTTCCGTTTAAAATTGAGTCCGCTTCCAATTTCTGTGATAATTTCAGCCCGAGGATACTTTGAGCGTAGAAATTCAGCTTGTCTTTCGAGGTCGTCTTTTTGTCCGTGGGTGGAAACCCTTGCGTAACAGACAATGGACTTACCTTCCGACTCGTACTCTTCAATGCAGTAACGGCGTTGCCCTCCGGGTGTTCGGATGCTTTTGACTTTTCCTTCAGCTTCCCACCTTCTGAGGGAGGAGACGCTGACCCCGAGGTTTTGGGCGGCCTCTTTCGGTGTGACATACTTCATTTGTGGTTAAAAGTTTGTATCTGACTATAGTGTAACACACTTAGCGACTTTTGGGGATGTTTAAGTAGAAAAAAGACTACTAGGAATGAGTCTCGCCGATGGAGAATTGCCTTGTGGCTCAGGCAATCCGTAGTGAATGCGGTAGCCGTGTTCTCCATGGTAAGACTATTCCATTCAACCGGCAAGGACGCCTCGTTAAGAACCCCATCGCGTACTTTGTAAGTATTGTTAAGTTGAGCATCGAACGCACCTTCGCTACACTCGGTCTACAGGTGGACGCAGTGAATGTGCTACTCGAGCTGCCCCGTGACTTCGGCATCGCTAGAGTGAGCTGGGCCCCCCGCTTCTTCACTAACGCCCTCCGTAAACTCGGGTGGCAATACGGCTAGGCTCTTAAAGTCCTCTATATCCATAGTAACGACACTTCTATCACCATGAGTAGTGATGAATAAACGGCACCCCTGCGCCTGAGCAGTAGCCCACTCATCTTCAGTAGGGCCTAGTGTATTACGTCGGGCCACTCGCGTCTTATGCTCTATACGCCAGGTCTCCCCATCTATAACAATAGAGCCATCCCCGTCTCCGAAGATGGCCCCACTAGCCACTGTTGCTCTTGCACCTAGATTCCGTAACACTCGCCTCTCAGTGACGCGCCCTATCTTCGATGCAGTGTTAATCTGCTGCGATGCAGTGTTACTCTGCTTGCGAGGAGGCGGAGGGGGCTTCTCGTATGCGGGGTGACTCTTAATAGAGGGGCTACCAGCCAGTGGTAAATAGGCCAGCTCACCCTCTCCTATCTCAGCTCTACATCTATGACATGCTATATCCAGATTACGGCAGGCCTGCTGCCACTCTAGTGGACAGGTCATGCTATGCCGGCGTATACTAACTGTAGCGGTACGGGCGCAGTGCCTACGGCTGTTAGTTCTACCCTAGCATTGATTATGTCTACGTTATTAAAGTGATAGGAGCCAGCTACTACTTTTGGTAGATTAATAATAGTGCTACCATTATTGATAACACTGAGGTTAACAGAACCTGTCTCACACGAGAGAGCTATTACCTGTAGCGCAGTAATATCGATTAGATCAATTGATACTTCTGCGCCGGGGCTCAGGGTTAGAGTAACCGTGCGGGGCAGTGTGGTATCTGTAAATGTGTAACTAGCAGAAAGCTGTGTATACAATCTACCACGTGTACCTCTAAATTCAACTGTATAATGCATTAATTTAATCCTTTATGCGACATCCAACGTACAATCTAGGCGCCTCATTAGGCTTAACTCGATAGAGCCGACTAACATATAACTCGTATCCGTCCTCTATCTCGTAGTTAGTCCTTAGGCCACTATTAGGCCTAAGGACTATATCATTTAGGTGGTGCCAATCACTATATATAGTGATTGGCACCCTGTGAGGATTTCTTATATCCACCGTCCATACCTCGCTACTCACCGATACCTCCTTTCTAATGCTTACAGTACGCCATACACCGATAGTATAACCATATTAACCATTAGCTACAGTTCTATGCCAATTATACTATCGGTGAGTAAGGGAAGTCCTATTACTTGTGCTGAACTCGACAATAACTTTCTAGAGGCTGCTAATCGCGCCAATCATACGGGAACACAGGCAGCCAATACTATATACGATCTATCTGACACAGTGCGGGCGTTTGCGTTTATTGCCGACATGCTGGCTGATATAGCCGCTCTAGAGAATGAACTAGAGGAATTACGAGACGACCTATTCGGTGATGGTGAGTTACAGCAGCTCATTGAATACATGCAGCAGTTAATCAATGATCTAATTAATGACCTAGCTGCTCTCATAGGTGAGTTAACTATAATTATAGACCTACAGACATGCTGCGATACTAACACAACTGCTATCAGTGATCTACAGGCTCAATTTACTACATTGAGTAACCAACTAACTGCTCAGATAGCCACCATCAATGCCACAGTCAACGATATAAACAACAGGCTCAATCTAGAGATACCCAAGATAGCAGCATTACAGACTACTGTAGGTAGTCTACAGACACAAGTAACTAATCTATCGAACACTAAGGCTAATATAGATAGTCCTTTCCTAACGGGCAACCCCCGTACTGTATCGCCCACTACTAATGACAGTATAGCTCGAGTAGACTGGGTTAACCAGTCCATAGCGACTAGCTTCAACCAGGCGGCTCTCCCAGTAGGTTCTATAATCGACTGGGCGGGCCCCCCCGGGAGCTACCCTACTGATTGGTTACCAATGGATGCGCGGTGTCTCAGCAGGACGGAATACCCAGAGCTATTTGCATTGTTAGGTACTGTATACGGTGCTTGTGATGGTACTGAGTTCCAAATCCCTTTTCATCGTACGTTGCCGCCGCCAGACGAGTGGGCATGGCGTCCTTGGGTCACAACCCTAATACGCGCGCGCTAACGACTCAGGAACTCATCCCGACCATTCTCAACTACACGTATGACGTGAGTAAGGTCGAATAGTGGATTAACCTCAGCTATACTATTGGCCCACTCATTAGCTATCACACGATAGTTGATATGGCCCCCTACTCGAGAGCGAAGCTGGCACACATAGGCCATATGCTTATGAGAACCACCTATACAGTATCGTATATTATGGGCTAGTGGTATACGATACTGTATGGCGGGGCCGCCCAGTGTCTCGTAATATTTATCCAGCACCTCTCTATAACGCTCAGCTATAGGGAGGTCTTCTATATAGAGTGGTAGAGTATAACCAGTATCTCCCCCTAATAGCTCTACATTAGTTAGAGCAGGAAAGTAGCGCCATATACTACGGTGACGATTAAAGTCGCGGGCCGCACCCACATCCATATAACCACTTATGTACATATGCGGTGCATTGAACTGAATAGGTAATCTATCGTAATGCCGCCACTTAGTCAACTCCTCTCGCAGCGTAGCTAATAGACTCCTACTAGTAGATAGGACTAGGGCCGGCCGATACACATCATTCTGAAGTAATAGGGCGAGGTTACCAATGATATCGCAGTCTGGTTCCTGTACAATTACTAGCTTTGAGCGATAATATTCATCTCTTACGTCAACAGTGAGAGATGACTGAGCTGCCCGCGCCATGTTGCCTAGACTAGCGCTTAGGTCATGCCGTGCCTCTGCATGACGTATGAGTCCTGGGGCACCTGCTACGTAGCCCTGGGCCTCTAGCTCAGGACAACCACCCAGTAGTTGCTTCAGCATGTGCCCAATGGCACTGTATAACTCATCGGGCCCCGAGTTAAATTGATTACTCAGTAGGTCAC